ACTGCCTCCAAATCCACCAAACAGGTCTAATCCTTTTGCAATAAAACTCATTATGCCACTAATTCCCTGTTGCATGAAGGTGTTGCTTATGGTATTGCCAATGCCTGAGAATATGCCACCAATGGAGCCCGCAAAACCACCAAAATTGCTATTGCCTTGGGTAATCATGTTTCTAATAAATCCTATACCATTTGCGAACACTCCCTTAATGATGTTGTTAATATCAGTTCCAAAGATTAATTTTACACCATCCCTAAGCAGTCCAAATTCCTTGTTGCTCAATCCTGTCAATTCTTTTGTCTTGTCCTCCAACAGTTGGTATAGGCTTGAATATTCCTTGGTAACTGTATCCGCATATTCCTTATCTATCTTGCGCCTATTCTTTATGTACACATCATAATCCTTGATGATGCCATCCTGTTTTGCATCCTCCAATGCCTTCCTATCACTGTAGTATTTGTCTGTGATGCTGATATCTTCCGCCGCCTGGGATTGTGCAATTTCTAAATATTTTTTCCTGTGTGCATTCCTTAACTGTTCAATTAATAGATTCTTTTCTTCTTCAGTCCTTATTGTTCCATCCGCAAACTGCTGTTCAATGAGTGCTTTTCTTTCGTGGTACATTTGTAATAATTGTTCATCATTACCCCTAAAGTTTGCCATCTCGGATTCATAGTCTGCTAGGAATTGTGTTCTCAGCCCCCTTAGGTATGCATCTCTCTGTTCCTCTGTTAATTTGACACCCCTATCCATGTCCTTGTACAGTGTGTCAACTGCCTGCGTGTATGTCTGCAGGCTGTTTAGATCCGCATTCCTGTATTCAGCAATCTTTTTATTGTACTGATCGTAGAGGTTTTCCAATTCTCTGACATTTTCCTGTTGCAGTTCCTTGTTTCTTTCTACTTCCCTGCCTTCCTGGATTAAGCCTCTTACCCTTTCCTCAACCTGCCTTCTCTGTGTCTCAGTCAAGTTTTCTACTGTGGTATTCAAGTCCTTGGCTGTTGCTTCCAATGCCTTGTTTATTGCAATCTGTTCTTCCTTCTGTTCATTGGTTAATTTTGCCAATTCATTTTCTTTTTCCAATGTCTGGATGTAATCCTCATAGGCATTCGTAACCTTGCCCGTTGCCTTCTGTAATTTTTCCTTTCTCTTCCTTAGATCCTCAATTGTCTTTGCGTAGTCCTTTGATTCCTTGTTGGTATCATCTGTGGTTTTATTGAGATCATCAGTCTCACCAGCAAGATTTTTTGTATTCTTGGTATTGGCAACAATCTGTTTTTCTAAATCACTTAGGGCCTTGTCAGCATTCTTTGTTGATTTGGCATTGTTATCAGTTGCCTCAGCAGTGGAATTGATTTCCTTTTCAAGGTTGCTGATTGCGTTTTCAGTCTGTTCAATTTCTTTTGAGAAGTCTGCGAATGGTGCCGCATCCAAGGCTGAATAGATTGATTTCTTAATTTTAAGCCAACCTATTTCTAAACTATTGAATAGATCGCCAAACCATTTCTTGATGCCACCCCAATTGTCATATATCGCATAGGCGGCAACAGTGGCTACGGTTGCTATTGCAGTGAATGGATTTGACATCATCAATGCCTTCATTGCAATGGTTAAATTTTGAATGTATTTGATGAATCCTAAACCTGCAATGGTTCCTATCGCAGTTGCGAACAATCCAAAATTATCAACAACAAATAAAAGAGCCTGTCCCAGACCCTCTCCTATTGCCCTAATGGTATCCTCATTCCTTGCGATGAACTCACCCAGTTTATTGGTGACATCAGTCAGTTGTGGTGAAAAGCCCTGTCCAAGGATGTCCAATGAATTGGTAACCGCAATACCAAAGTTTGACATTGCCACCGAAAGGTTGTCCAACCTCTGTTGTGTTGCTCCACCAAACTTTTGATTCAATCCTGAAATTAAGGCATCCGTGATTAGTTTGGCACCCTCAGCAGTCTTACCAAATTCAGATATTTCAAGTCTTGTCAATCCAAGAGTTTCTTCCAGGATCTTGAATACAGGAACACCTCTATCTGCTAGCCTGTTTAATTCTTCTAGGCCCAAACCACCCGATGTTGTTCTTGCCAATAGGTCCGTGATTGCCTGCAATGAACCCACTTGGTCCGTTGTCACTGCCGCAGTGTCAGTGAATGTTGTTAGCAGTTCTTCTGTGGGTTCAATACCAGCAGTCTTTAGTTTGATGTAGGCAATGGTAAGGTCCTCAACACCAAACTGTGTCTTGGTTGCGAAGTTTTGGATCTTGGCAAATGCCGCCGCACCGCCTTCTGCTGATCCTTCAACGGAAGTCAGTGTATCCCTAAGGTCCTCAAACCTAGCAGTCGTATCTATGATTGCCTTGACAGAGAATGCGGCACCAATTGTGGCACCAAGTCTCAGGATTGAACCAGTCAAGGTGCCACTGAGACTGTTACTCTGTTGCATGCCTCGATTAAATTTATTAACCTGGTTATTAACCTTGCTTAATCCTGCACTGCTTTGGTCAACGACCTTTACGATTATTTCTGCCGTGTTTGCCATTGCGTTTCATTGCCCTCTCTTGTTCGTCTCTTTGGATTGAGAAAAATGCCGCCCACATTCTCAATTCCAAATCGGACAGTTTGTCCATTGCTTCTGTTACGGTGAGACCCAGTTCCTTTGCCACACTCATTAGGAAAAGGGTGTCTGGATCTCCCCTTAGTTTTTTACTACTTCACTCACCTCCGGCAACGGATCACCATTTAATTTGCTTGCCACTCTAAGAATAATCTTTGGATCCACTTCATTCATAAATGTATTCTTGTCGTGTACCTTAAACATCAGTGTGCCATCCTCGTTCCTAGCCTTGTTTATTATGCTCATCACGAGTGCCTCAGTTGATTTTCCCTGCCTGCTCAATTCAACTATCTGCGTTTCAGATTTTAAATTTTGAACAGTCCTAAAATATATTTTTGTGCCCCATTCAGGAACATCAAAATTCTTCATCTCTCCAGCAATCTGCGCCTTGTAGTGCTTGGTTGCATTTTCGAGAATGTTTGGTTTTTTTATTTCTTCAGTCATTATCTTGTCTTCCTTCTGTTAATTGTTGCTGTCACGGATTGTTTGACAAAGCCTGACGGTGCCTGCCTGGATCGTCCCTGTTCAAGGGCTCCAATGTAAGGCACACGATTGGAAACTCCACCCTGTGTGCGTTTTCTCCAACCTCGCCTTGCCCTGCCTGTGTCAATTGGCGTTCTCTGCTTAATCTCTTCCTGTAGGGTTGAGGTTAATTCACGGATTTCATCACGAACTGCCTTCTCAAGCATTTTCATGACTGCTGAAATACCAGTTACAGAGACCGCCATGTATCGTCCTTAGATGCTGTTAGTTGTTAAAGCACCTGTCCCCTGAAAGGCGACACTTGCTTCAGTCAACCCATCGTAGGTTGCAGTGATTGAATATGAAGTCACAATTACTGTACCCTCGAACTTGGTTGTATTATCATTTGCATCTGAATAGAACTCAACTGTTACTGCGTCGTCAGTGTCAGGTGTTAGTGCAGTAGAAACCACCGCATCCTCTGAACTATCAAACACGATGTCCATTGAACCTGAATAGTCCTGTAGACCTTTTTTGTAAGTTCTATTTCCATCACCCATCACGGTATCTTCAACCGTTTCACGGGTAATATCTAGATTCCAGGATCTAACACTCGCCACTGCTGTGAGAGTATCAGCACCTGATTTTATTTTGACCTGTCCAGCAGATCCTTCGTATGTAGCCATTACTCATCTCCTTGGTTATGGTTAAGCATAGAGGCATCATCCTCCTCTACTTGAGGAGCATTATCCTCCTCTATGATTTCAGCAGTGGCTTCAACTTTCGTTGCTTTCCTGCTGAATACTTTCTGAACATCAGTTGTTGTGTTACTAATTTCCCAACCTCTGTCCAAAAAATTCTTTAGGTATCTCTCTTTGACAATCTGAGTGACACCATCTTTTTGTATTGTAAATTTACTCATCTAATTTACTCCTTTTTGGTATCTATATCTGACTTGAACGAGCATTTCTATTTCGCCCAATGGTTCCAACCTAGGCACCACATTGACTTCTATCACATTTGTCGTCACATCAGATCTGTTAGTGCCTCTCTTTCTGTCCGCATCAAGAGTTTCCTCAATTCTTTCAATCAAATCGTTTCTCTTGCGATCCGTTTCAGGACCACGAACAAAACCTCTAATACTGTAAGTAATCAATCCCTGCCTGAACACGCCCATTGAATTGTCATCACGGGTTTCGTTGCCTGACTGTACCAGCACCGCAGGAAATTGCGTTATTGCTAATTTTGTTGGCTCGAATGGTTCTCGTGTTACGAGGATTGGTTTAGGATCTCTCATGTCCTTGATTACTTCTATAATATTCTGTATGAAATCTTCTCTGTTGCTCATCGTTCCTTACCTTTGTAGGCGAAGGAAACTTTGAGGAGTCTTTTCAGCATCCGTTATATCGCCCGAACTATCAATATCATATTCAACTCCGTCTCTTATAACCATTTCAATTTCTTCGGAGTACATTTTTTTGTAGTAATCATACTTGACTTGGAAAACATCCATGTCAGGTTCAAATTTTGATAGTAGTGGGAATATGTAATATCCCAGGGCACAGTAAACGGTTGCTCTTGTCAATTGCGATTCTGTGAGTTTATTAGCATCCATTTCTGCATTGATACCTATGATTGTGATATCAAATCTACCTACCTGTTGTGTGGGCCACCAATGCACACGCAGATATCTTTCAACATCAGCCTGAGCCTTGATTAATTGTGCGTCAAAATTTTGAATGCCGTATTCATCGATGTTGGGTTCGTATTCCCTCACATCACTTATGGTTGCAAAAGCCATTGGCTTCTCCTATATGTCCTTCATCAGGGTCTAATAATTGTTGGGTCCTTCCCAATCACTATTATTTATCATATTATGTGGAAACCACTGGATCTACCAGTGGCTTCCTGCCCTCAAAACCGTGACAGTCTCGGAAGACACTGTATTTAAGGGAAAGGGGATCCAATATTGAATCCCCCCTCCAATCATCCCTAAAGGATTAGTTAGATGTAATTGCGTCTGTTAAGACTTGGATGCCGTGTTCTGGAGTTCCAGATCCACCCATCAATTCACCTACTGCATAGGTCATAGAACCTACGATTTCAGTTGCTCTTAAAGAAGCATCTCTTTGAGTTTCTAAAGAAATATCTTTTTTAAGTGCGTAAGCAATTGCCATCGGAGTCATGATTGCGCCAACATAAGCACCTGTAGAGTCACCAGATATTACTGCTGATTCGTATAGGTCCACGCCTGCGATTCTGCCGATGAAGCCTTCTGCCAATGCCGCATTACCAACATCTGATAATGATGGAACATTAGCCGAACCTGCGTTAGCAAGTTGCTTCTTAAGGTTGTACATTTGTGCTGGGTGGAATACAC